GTTTGGAACGCTTCTACTAATAGTCCTACTTTGGTTAACGGTACGGGTAACGCGGGGGACGTTTGGTTATGTAACGTTGCGGGAACTATAAACTTCGGGGCCGGTCCTATCGTTTTTGCGGTAGGCGACTACGCAGTTTATACGGGGACAGTTTGGGCTAGATCGTCGGGAGCGACGGGGACCGTAACTTCGGTAGGAGTATCTAGAGACGGAAACGCTTTAACTATTACCGGTTCTCCCGTAACTTCAAGCGGAACGATTAATCTAGGTTTTAGCGGCGATAATACACAGTACATAAATGGAGCGGGAAATTTGACTACATTCCCGACTTTGATTACTAGCATAGGTTTGACTATGCCGGCGGCTTTTGGCGTCTCTAATAGCCCCCTAACGGCTAATGGAACGATAGGAGTAACCGCTTTAGGTTATCCTTCTCAATATATTAGAGGAGACGGCACTTTAGCCGACTTCCCTACTAGCGGAGGAGGAGGATCTTCGGTTTCTTACTATTTTAATGGAGGAACTAGCCAAGGTACAATAGGGGGTACTACTTATTACGAAATGAGTAAGACGGCCGATACGGGAACTATGGTAGATTTTAGTAAAACGGGAGACGGATTTATAGTAGCGTTTTTAACGGACGCGGGCGATCCTAACTTATTACAAATACCGGCGGGTAATTGGGACTTTGAAATTTACGCTTCTATGAGTTCTAACGGAGGTACTCCGGAACTTTACGCGGAATTATATAAATATGACGGTACTACTTTTACTTTAATTGCTACTAGTTCGCACGAAATTTTATACGACGGAGTTAATCTTAATTTATATTCTTTTGCTACGGCAGTTCCGCAGACTTCTTTAACGGTTACGGATAGATTAGCGATAAAACTTTACGCAGACAATAGCGGCGGTAAGACTACGACAATACATACGCAAGATTCTCATTTATGCCAAGTTATAACTACTTTTAGTACGGGACTAACGGCTTTAAACGGATTAACGGCCCAAGTACAATACTTTGGGACCGGAACGAGCGGAAGCGATTTTAATATCGTTTCTAGCGTTGCTACGCATACTTTTAATATTCCTTCGGCTTCGGCTACTGCTAGGGGTTTAATTACTACCGGAACGCAGACAATAGCGGGAAGTAAAACTATAACGGGAACTACAACTTTTACCGGAGGTCCTATTTTATACGAGACTAATTTAACCTATGCAAATTCGGGTTATACTTTAGTATTACAGTCTCCGACTTTATCGGTTAATAGGACGGTTACTTTACCAAACGGAACGGGAACTCTAGCTTTAACTAGCGATATTTCTTATCCGGTAACTTCCGTATTTGGTAGGACCGGCGCGGTAGTAGCTACTAGCGGCGATTATACGACTACGCAAGTAACGGAAGGGACAAACTTATATTTTACGGACGCAAGGGCTAGAACTGCGATTAGTCTTACGACTACGGGATCTACCGGCCTTTCTACTTATAACAATACTACGGGAGTTTTAAATATTCCTAATTACGCGGATCAATACGTCGGAACCGTAACGAGCGTAGATATGTCAGTTCCTACGGGCTTAACTGTATCGGGAAATCCTATTACTACAAGCGGAACTCTAGCGGTTACTTTAACTGCGGGCTACTCTATACCTACTACGGCTAATCAATCTACTTGGACTACGGCTTATAATAGAAGTTTAACAAGTGCGGCGGTTACGGGTACTACAACTAAGACTCTTACTTTGAACCAACAAGACGGAGGAACTATTACGGCTTCTTGGACTGATTACGATACCGCTCCCGTTACTTCGGTTTTTGGTAGAACGGGCGCAGTAGTGGCAACGGACGGAGACTATACTTTAACTTTATTGGGAGACGTAACTATTACAAGTCCTAGTTCGGGCCAAGTATTAAAATATAACGGTACGGCTTGGATTAACGATACGGACGCAAATACGGGGACAGTTACTAGCGTTGCTATGACAGTTCCAACGGGTTTAAGTATTGCGGGTTCTCCGATTACAAGTTCGGGAACTTTAGCGGTTACTTTTGCGGCCGGATATTCTATTCCTACTAACGCTTCTCAAACTACTTGGGACACGGCTTACACTAATAGAATTACTAGCGCGACCGGTCCATTAAATATTACTAGTAACGTTATTTCTATTTCTCAATCTAGCGGTTCGACAAATGGTTACCTTTCTAGCGCGGATTGGACTACTTTTAACAATAAACAAGCGGCTTTAACTAATCCGGTTACGGGATCGGGTAGTTTAAATAAGGTAGCTAAATTTACTGCGACCGGAAGTACAATAGGCGATAGTATTATTACCGATAACGGTACTAACGTTTGGGTAGGAGCGGGAACCGGTACGGATTCAAGAATGACTATTAACCAAAATACGGGGTTTGCTAGTCCGGTAGTGTTAAGAGTAGAAAACGATAGTATTACTCAAAATGAGTCGGCTATAAGATTAAGAGCAAATAGTACGGGCGGTAGTTTTGCGCACGCAGATATAGGAGTTTACGCTACGGGAGTAGATACGGGTAAAGTATTTATTAAATTCCCTTATAGCGACGCGCAACAAACAAACGTAAAATTTAGTATTACCGAAACGGGAGTCGTAGATATGGTAAACTACTTTAATATTATTAATAGCGGAGGATTTTACTCTTTAATTAAATCTACGGGGGCTTCTCAATCGGTAGGTTTAAACTTAGGAAATAATAATATTGCTAAGTGGGGTATGCACATACAAACTACGGATAGATATGCGATTTTTAATTACGGGACAAGTTCCGCTCCTTTAAGTATAGATTACTCTACTAACTATATATACGTTCTACAAAGAATAGGGGTAGGAATTTCTAGTCCTACGGCGGCTTTAGAAATAAACGGTAGCGGATTTGGAGACGCTTTAGCAATTATAACAAGTTCAGCTAACGGAGCGGACATAAAGTTAAATAATACCGGAACGGGTGGCAACGAGTGGCATATTACAAGTACGGGAACAAATAACGTTACCGGAACGGGTAATTTACAATTTTATAACTCTACTGATAACATAACAAGATTTGTTATAAAAGATACAAGCGAAGTAGGAGTTAGTATTAACCCTAAAGATTGGGGAGGTAGTTTTAGAGTTTTACAAATAGGACAAACCGGAAGTTTGCATCAAACTAATACGGGTTACGAAACTAGAGTAAGTAATAATTTATATTGGGACGGTACGGATTGGAGACGTTTAGTAGCTAGTTACGGATCTATGTTAAATTTAGACAATGCCGGAGGATTTACTTTTTATGCGGCCGCTACGGGAACTGCGGAAACTACGGTTACTTTAACTACTCCTCTTACAGTATCTAGAGACGGAAACGGAGTATTTTTAGGAACTATTAGCGCGTCTTCTTTATATGGATCTAATTTAACAAGTAGTTTTATTCCAAGAATTACAACTAGCGGACAGTTAGTAGATAGTATTATTTGGACTAATAACACTCAATTTGCAATAGGGCAAAACTCGGGCGCCGGTGCTATATTAACTCTTAATCAAGACTATACTACTATCGTAAGTCCTACGGTATTTCGTTTACATAATAGCCATTCTATTGCTCAAATGAGAACAAGAGCCACAAATGGGGCCTATTATGCTCACGCAGACGTGGGAGTTTATTCAAGTGGAACCGGCGTAGACGAAGGTTATTGGTTTGTTAAGTTTCCGTTTTCCGATGGCCTTACAAATATTAGATTAAAAATAGACCATACGGGAGCCGCCACGTTTAGTTCAAGTGTGACTGCTGCAAGTATGTTTATTAATACTACTGATAATAGTCTTGGTTCACAATTACAAATTTTTGGAAGTATAAATGTTAAGGGGAGTGCAGGGTATAATGGTTGGGCAATTTCTCAATCGGGCGGTAGTTCAAGTGCGGCATTCAATTTGAGTTATGGGGCGGGAGGAGCTACAAATGTTATAACTGCGCAATATGATAACGGAAATGTTGGAATCGGAACGGCTAATGATGAAGGGTTTAAATTTTATGTAAATAATGGGGTTTCTAGTTCCGTAGTAGCAAGAATAAATATAGGTTATACGGGTGGCGGAGTATTTGGCGGCTTAGATATTTGTCGTAGCGGTACAAATGGAGTAGGAAATGGAAGTGCATTAGTATTTTCTGCAAATAATTCTGCAAATGCGGTAGTAGAATATGGTGCATTTGCTTGTGAAATTGAATCAAATACGGGACATAGCGGAGCGTTAACTTTCTTAGTAACCGACGGAAGTTCTTTGAGACAAAGAAAAATGATGCTAAGTAGCGCCGGAAATTTAATTATCGGTACTTCCGCTCCGGTAAGTGGAGAAAAATTAAGAATAGTTCAAAGTGGGGATAATTACTTCCTTAATATGGTAGAGAGTTCGTCTTCTTTATTTAGCGTTAGAGCGCAAGGGACGGCGGTAAGCGGTTTCGCGATTGCTACTGTAAGTAAAGCGGGATCGGATAGAATTGTATTAAACGCAAACGGGGAGTCTTCTATTTCTGCGGGATCGGGTTTTAGTTCAAGCGGTAACTACGGACTATCTATTTCTAACGGATTTTCTCCTAGTTCGGGAACTTTTAATAATGGAGGAACTTGGGCGGCGGCAAATAACTATCAAGCTATTACTTGGGGATCTTCAAGCGTTACAGTTAATAACGGCGCAGTAATTGCCGGCTTTAATGCAATTAATAGAAATATATTTAATACTGCGGGAGTTTCAGTTACCGTAAATCAATCCGGAACCGGTATTAGAGCGATTTCTGCGTTTCAAATATTACAGCAAACCGGAGGAACTAACGCCGGTACTATTTCGCACGGGGCTAGTATGTTTATACAAGGGATTTATCCTACTAATACTTCTACTACTACATTTACAAACTATTACGGTTTGTTATTAAATGCTTTAGACGAGTGGCAAGGATCTTTACCTTATATTTCTATTACTAATCGTTGGGGTATTTATCAAGCGGGTTCTAGCGATAAAAACTATTTCGCGGGCATAATGCAAAAGCCTAACCAACCTACATTCTCGGTTAGAAATAGTGCATCAATAACTATAAATGCAGACGCCAAGTTACCTTTTGATACCGAATATTTCGACGTAGGAAATAACTATAATACTTCTTTATATAGATTTACCGCTCCTTATACGGGTAAGTATTTAATAACCTTTGAGGCTTCAATGGTAAGCGGAGGTACGCAACAATATAACGCTATTTATATACTAAAAAATGGAGCGGGAACTAATTTTAGATTTAGAGGACCTTCAAATCATTCGTCGGGGGATTGGTTCGGAATTAGCGGTAGCGTTGTAATGGATTTAACTGCGGGCGATTATTTAGAACTTAGCGGTTATACTGCAAGTAATTCAATGACCGTTCAAAGTGGCGAAGGTTGTTGGAGTGGATATTATTTAGGATAAAATAAAATATAAAAAAATGGATATTCTTTACACTTGGCAAGTTATTCAAATGAATACAAAGCCGCAAGAAGGAAACTTAATCGACGTTGTAGTTAATGTTTCTTGGGTTAGACAAGCTAATACAGTAGTTAACGAGGTGCAATATACTTCTACTTCGGTAGGGGAGTTCCCTTGTAATACTCCTTCGGAAACTGATTTTACGGCTTATCCGGATCTTACTTTTGAGCAAGTTTGCGGGTGGCTAGACGCCGGAATGAACGTAGAAGATTTGGACGCTTATTTAGCTAGTCAAATAGAAAACGCAGTAAATCCTCCGGTAATTATTTTGCCGTTACCTTGGATTCCGCCTACTCCTACTCCGGAACCTACGCCAACGCCTCAATAGATTGCTTAAATTCTATAAAATATATATATATTTGTAAAAAATAATCAATTTATGAAGTACGAAAAAATCGGTCTAGTAATTAGCCAAATTAACCAAGTAATTGGTAAGCAAGAAACTAAGGTCCAAAAGAAACTATTTAAGTTTGGCGAGAAATTAAAGCCTTACCAAGAAGAGTACGTTAACAAAGTCGAGGAACTTAGATTAGATAACGCCGCTACGGACGATAAAGGCGTTTTAGTTACCGACGAGAAAGGAGAATATAAGTTCTCTAAAGACGGCCTTAAGAAATTAAGAGAAGACATTAAGAAACTTAACGAAAGCGAGTTCGACTTTACTCCTATTGAGGTCTTAAATCCTAAAGGATTAGAGGAGTTTCACTTCCTAAAAGATTGGGTTAACGGTGTAACTTTCGACGAACAAGAAATCGAAGAGGAGTTATAGAATGAAAAATTTGTTTATAGTAGTATTGATTTTAGTAGTAGGGTGGCTATTATTTAGTCGCCCTACTGATTTAACGACAGTACGAACCGAAATAGACACTCTTTACAAGTACGATACTTTTAAGATCACAAAGAAAGGCAAGGACATACCTTACAAGGTTTTAGATACCGCCTACCTAGTAGACGAGGTCCACGATACGACCTTTATCCTTAAGGATTACGCCGAAGTAAAGGCCTATTCCGATACGATATTTAAGGACTCAAATAGATTCGTTATTAACGATACAATTTCCCGCAATAAGATCCAATCTAGGGGCTTCGAGGCCCTACTAGCCGAGAAAACTATAATTAGAAATAATTATATCTTTACTAAGGAGAAAGGCGCGATTTATATAGGCGGCTTTACTTCCTACGATAGAAGAGACGGGAAACTAGGTCTAGGATTGGGGTTAAACTATAAAACGCCGAAAAAAGACATATTTTCTTTAGGGTACTCGACTAACGTAGTAACGATAGGGTATTCTAAAAAAATATATTAATGAGAGAGGTCTTACAAAATTTGGGGATAAATATAGGAATGAGCGTAGCGGGCCTCTTTGGATCTATTCTTATGATAGGCAAAGATACTAAAATGGACCTTCGTAAGTCTATTACTTCAATATTTGCGGGGGTTGCGTCGGCTAATTATCTTACTCCGGTGGCCTCGGATTTATTCAGCGTTACAAAGGTTAACTATCAATTTTCAATAGCTTTTTTATTAGGGTTCCTAGGACTTAAAGGAGTCGAGTTAATGCTATCCAAAGTATTAAAGGATAAGCCGGCCCCTAAAAAGCCAATAGTAAAAAAGGCGAGAAAAAAGGTTAAGAAATGAACTTACAAGTAATTAAATATTATGTAATTGTTCTAGTCTCGGTAGCGTGCGTTATCCTATCTATATCCTCTTTAAAGGAAATAGAAATAGCCCAAAACAAATTAGACGAAGGTAAAGATATAGCCTACTATCTTAGGTCCTCTACGGACTCTTTAACCTTTTACGCGATTGCTTATACAAGTACAAAAGAGATTAAGTTCCTAGATACATTTAACAAACACTTAGAAAGGAGAAAAGAAAAGACTTTTACGCTAGATCAAGAAGCGCAAGTATTTTATAATAAGGGCCTAGAAATAAGTAACCAATTAGCCAAGAATATAGAGAAGCCGGCCTTTGACAGTTTAAACTCTAAGGCCTTTTTTAGTAACGACTATTTAGATTATAAGACTAAGATTTATACTAATATAGACGGGTTAAGAAAC